TTTCCCATATCTTTCTCCTAAAAACTTACATTTGTCTTTTGACATTACAAAAAACAACAAATCTCCAGTAGGAAAAACATCAAGTAATCGTGCTTGTTCCTCAAACCCCAATTTCTTGACAAATTCTACCGACTTGTCGTTACTGCTTACTACTGGGGCAACAATCTTGTCTACCCCTAATTGTATAAAAGGATAATCAAAAATGGTAGCTAAATATTGCTTATTTAATCCTTTTTCAAGGTAAATATGGCAAGTTACCGATTTTTTATTAAAATCCTCATACCAAACTACTGCTTCTATTTCATCTTTAACCCACCCGATTGTTGTTGAATTTTCAGGTGTCCAAACCATGTCTAACTTTTGGGCAATAAATGGCCCTAATAAGTCTTTATCAAAACATAGCACTAAAGCACTCCACCTTTTTCCATTACATAATCGGTTGATGCCCAATGAAATTCAATACCTTGCGATGCAACATTTATATTAATTGATCCTGAAAAGCCAATTCCATTGACCCCTTGCCATAACTTAGTAACAACAAGATTTCCAGCCCAATTTGATTGATCCCATTTACCTAAATCCCAAGATACGGTATTTAAAAATGATGGATTAAAAGCTATTTGATTGGTCAATGGAACGGTGTCAAAATCCGTGCTAATACCGCATAGAACGGTCGGTAAGCCATTATCGGTCTGTAGGATAGGGCGTACTAGCGTAAATCGTTTTTGCTGTCCACGACTGTCAAAATAACTGTAGGCTTGCTGTGCAGTTGCAACAATGTTATTACTATCATCAGATGTTTGTGAATAAAATTGCCCTACATAGCCATTAGCACCAAAGTAAATCTTGTTATCCCCTGAAACTTCCCAACAAATAGCGTTTACCCCAGTAAACCTAGCCCAAGACTTAGTAATAGTGTGCATTACATACTGTTCATATCCCGTGCCAACAGGAATATTTAGAATCAGCATATTTTCACTAGCAAAATAATTGATTTGCCAGCCAAATTCTGCATAAAAATTAGTAGCCGCTTGACTTACAGCGTAATAAATCTTATCAGTAAGGTTTACACGGGGGTCTAAACGGGATGATTGCAAGGCGGCAGACATTGGTACAAGACCGTCTTGCGTTAGCAATAATAAATCGCCAGCAAACTTAAAGAAACAGCGTCTAGCAAAGGTTTGACCCATCTGCCATACACCAACTTCACTCCAAGCGTTAGGATCACTAGGGTTTGTACCCTTATAAACAATGACTTCACCCATGCTAGTAACAAATGCGGATAGGTCATCTACGCCATAACCAGCGTCAAGTGTCCATGTTCCCATTGCTTGCAAATAGCCACCTGAACGGGCAATTGAACCCAATGGAAAGTCTAATGCCGCACCACCAATGGATTCCACAGGCAAATACCAAAAGGTCATACTGTCTTTTTGCACAAAAAACAGTCTGTTTTGGCACATATTAATGTTAATAAAGGTGTTGCTGTTTGCCCCTGTAATGCCAAGAACGGTGTAAGTTCCTACTACAGTAGCGTTTGCCGCAGGTGCGGTTGCCATTGTGTAAGTAAAAGTAGTTGTTCCAGTAACAGTAATGTAATAAGTACCGTTGTAATTTGATGCTGTTGCACCGCTAATGCTAACCCTGTTTCCTGTTGCTAAACCGTGTGCAGTTGCGGTAGTAACAGTAGCCGTTAGGTTTCCTGTTCCACCCCTTGTAATGGTGCTAATAGTAACGGCTGTGGTGGTGGTAGCCATCTTATACCAGCGTGTGCCATCATAAATAATTGCTGGGTCTTGACCATTTACAGCTATTAAAAAGTTGCCACCATCGGTACTAATCATGCAATGTTGAAACTTGCTATTGGTCAATCCTGTTAATACAGAAGTTGCAGGATTAGTAGAAGCGTTATAAATTACCCCACCAGCAATAGCAAAAAGCGTGTTTGTGCCGTTATAACCTGCATAATTCATCAAGGTTTGAACTTCGCCAGTAATTCCTGTAGAAGTTTTTGAATAACCTTTTCTAAGGGTTACATCAGTTGGCGTAGGAAAGAAATTGATTAATTGAACCGCATCTAAAGGGTTCATTTCAGCTAAAGAATCCCTAGCGTTCCATCCCCCAATTGGGGCGGCTAAAGAAGCGGTAGTGGCTGTAAACTTCTTAGCAACAGCCATAATTAACTACCGTAGCCAGTATCAGGAATATTAGCCCAGCCAATAAGCACAGCACTTGGAGCAGGTGCAAAAGATAATGTAGCAGAACCTTTGTCATTAGCTTTAGCAACGCTTAAATAACGCATATAGTCTTGTTGCAATGCAGTAGTATCAAACGACTTGATTTGGAAGTATTTAAGTTTTGTCAACAATACTAATACGGTGTCATCTAATACGGTTGTGTCGCTATCAGCAGTAAAGCTATTCTTTACAGCATCAGATGCACTTCTTGCCCAACCCCTAGAACGGTACTCAAACCCTAGATATTCTTGGGTATTGTAGGGTGGCCATATCTGAAATGTGTTGCCAAGAATACGCCAACGGACACGAGGGCCAGTTGAAATATAGCCTGATTTAAGCCATTGCCATTGTTGTGCATCAACAGGGCCAAGCATCTGCCAATGTTTTGTCTTGTCCCAATGGGTGTTGTCTGTAATGGTTTCGTAATCAGGCGGTAAAGGATAAATAGTCTTACTAAAAGTAACAGAACCGCCTGTAGATGTTGCTGAAGCTAGTTGAGAAGTATTTAAAGTGGTTGAAGTTAAAACTTCATCAACATAGGTATCTTGGGGAATACTTGTCCCCACAATCGAATAAGTGTTGTCCAGCCCTGTAGTACTAGGAATGTTAGTAAGTAAATAAGAACCATTCGTAGTATTACAGGTCGTGGTTATTGCAGTTGTATAGAACCGATATTCTAGTTCTAAGGCTTGCCAATCATGCTCCTTAACCAAGTCGTACCCTGCACGGTTCATCAACGCAAGAATTTGTTGCACATCTTGATTGGTGTTACCTGCTACATAGGTTGGAACGGCTAAGTTAAGTTCAGCGGTAACTTGCTGGACTAATTCGAGCATGGTATATGACATTTTAAGCTTCCTCTGTGGCTACCGCTTTTACTTTACGGGGTTTCTTTTCACCAACAGCGGCAAGTATAGTGGCCATTTGTTCCTGCATTAAAGCCAGCTTCGCATCTGTTTCAGCTTTTATTTTAGCAGTTTCTTCGTCTTTTTTGGCAAGTTCTTCTTTTAAATTGTTAATTTCTGCTTCACGCTTGTCAGTTTCGGCTGAAGTTGTTGCTAAATTTAAAAATGCTTTTGCCTTATCACGGAAAGCATAAGGGGACATTCCTGCCGCCATGCCAATCCGTTGTAATTGCTGATCTGATGCGTTTGCTACCGCTTCTACCGTGTGAAACTTCATAGCACGGAGTTCTTCTGCCTGTGATTTAGATACTAAAGGCCATTCGGATAAAGGTGTTCCCTCGTATCCTTGATCGTCAGCACCAAGTTTGTTCTGATAAGCCGCCCAATGTAGCGGAAAACGCTGTTTATGGTTTTCTAGGGCATAAGTATCAATTTCGGTCAAAGTATCGCCAGCAACGCAAATATGCACAAAATCAAACTCTTTGTATATTGGTCTGCCAGCTTCTGCGGAAGCATCATCCTGTTTTATTGCTCGTTTGTAAAAACGAACTTGTAATCGGGAATCTGCATTTTGTTCATCTGAAGGTAAAGCCATTTTTAAATCTCCTAAGTAGTTAGGTAAAGTTAAAGAAAAAGGGGCTATCTTTTTGAGATAACCCCTCGTTTTTACTACATTTTAGCGTTTTAAGCTAATCAAACAGAAGCCTTGCTAAACCAACCATAATCGCCTGATGCCATTGAAGCACCTGACAAGTATGTACCTGCACCCAAAGTAGCTTGGAATGTAGATGCGTTAATTACGCAAGTAGCTGTTGAAACTCCAATTGCTACAGCGGCTTGGGCAAAAACATAACGGAAGCCGTCAGAACCAAACACTTCAGCACCAGTAGGGCCAAATGTAGGGATTGCTGTACCAGCAGAGTTAGGGTT